GAGGATGGCGTCGTCGCCGTCGTTGGCTGTGGCGACAATTCGTCCAGCAGACGCTGGGTCAAGTTCGGCTCTCGCTTCTGCATGGTCCACGCTGGCGGCGGGGCTGGCGGCTCGCACTGCTGGGCAGGCGGCCTTGACTGACAGGCGCTCAGCACCAGTGTTGATGCGAGCAAGACGACCAGCATTGACTTGGTTTGCACGTTCGCGCTCCTGGGTGTGTTGGGTGTCCAGCTCCAGCAGCAGGCGCTGGGTGTTGCGTCGAGACTCGGCAGCGGCCTCCAGCTCGCTTACAAGCTTCGTGGCTGTGTCCAGGCTGGTGGTGATATGGTCAAGGCGCCAGAACGCCAGGATCAGCGCCATAGCAAGGCCTGCGATCAGGTAGCGGGTCATGGCGCGCACCGATCAGGAGAATGGATCGGCAGGTTTGGCGATGGAGCGCACAAACCACATGAAGCCCTGTTGCAAGTTGGTCTTGGCGAGCGCGAGCAGGCGCGGATCTACGCCTTCAATCTGGCCGATCTGCTTGAACAGCTCGCCGGCGTCGGCTTCCAGAGCCTTGATGGAGTTCATACCGTCAATCTCGGATTGGCTCAGGTCGCGGTAGCCGGTGATTTTCTTGTGCTGGTTGTCCATGGGTATTGCCTCGTTGGTGGTGGGATTACTGAGCAGCCATGCACTGGCTGTGTCGCTTGAGCTGTCGAGCCCAGACCCCAGCACACCGCGTGTTGCCCGGCGTGGAGCAGTCATAGCCAGCGGCAAAGCGGTACTTGAGCAGGTCGGTGCAGGCCTGGGCGTAGTTGCCGGCCAGCAGGCTCTTGCGTGGTGAGCCCTTGCGCCAGGTGCCCATGCCGTACTGGCCAACGAAGTCCATGTACAGATCGAACTCGTCTTGGTAGAGCTTCACGCCCGGCAGGCTGGCGGCAAACTCTTTCTCGGCCTGGCTGTTGAGGTTGCGGGCCAGAACCTCGGCACGCTGGCGAGTGATGGTGTCGCCCATCTGAACAGGCCGGCCGTCCTCGTACCGTGTCGAGCCGTGGCCGATGGTGGGCACGTCGCCCTTGGTGGGGATGACAGCGCGGTCGGTGAACCCTTCGTTGGCCTGCCATGCGCCAAAGCCTGCCAGGCTGAGGGTGAGCAGGCCGACCGCGATGCGGTTGCGGTTGCTCATGGCCGGCACTGATCGCGCAGGGCCTGGATGCGGGCGGCGCTCTCGGCGTGCTCACGGCGGTCACGGCGAATTTGGAAGTACGTGTTGACCAGGAAGCCAAGCACCGCGATGGCCACACCGACAATGCCCAGCCAGTTGGCTTGGGAGAGAAACCCCAAAAGGCCAGTACCTGCGCCCGCAAGCATGCCCTTGCTGGCAACAGATGCCCCCACAGCCTCAACGATTCCCTCAGGTGCAGGGTTCGACATGTTTGTACTCCTGTCTGGGGCTTTCATGGTCTGGCCTCCAGGGTCAAAAAAAAGCCCCGCACTGTGGCGGGGCAGCGATGACGCAAGAGTCGTCGGGCTTGGGTGTCGGAATCCCGACTATTTCACTGGCGTTCCGCCAGCAGTCACCCACAGATCGTGCAGCTCTTGGGTCATCTTGCTGATGTACTCGCCCTCGAAGCGCTCCACGTTGTACTTGCGCGCAGTGCACCACTCTTCGAACGACGGGCCTGTGCCAGACCGCAACAGCTTCTCGGCCTCGGCGGCGAGCTTTTCCGCCAGTACATGACTCCCACTATCCATGGCTCGGTTTGCTGCGTCGGATAGCTGAATGATTGCGTTTTGTTCGTCGTAAGTAAGCATCGTGATTCCCTCATGCTTTCGAGTGATAAGCCCACCAGTCACCAACGGCGACCATGGGCAGCTTTGAACGGGCCTGGCCGGTGGCCTGGACCCAAAACAACACAAGGCGCTCGCCCTCCGTGTAGCGAGGTTCAGCGCCCTGTTTCCAACCCAGCAACGTGCTGCGCGGGACTGCGATGGCATCGGCCACCGACTGCGGTGAGTAGCCGGCACGCGAAAGCACGGTTATCACCGTGAACCAATCCACGCGCTGTTCGGCCAGGGCGAGCATGGTTAGGTCACTCGCAGGTATTTCGGCAGATCGACCACGATCACCTCGACGCCGTAGCAGGTGCAGCGCCGGACATCCTTCACGTAGGAGATGGTCACCGGCGTACAGCCGCGCATGCTTTGCAGCAGGTCGTACCATTCGCATTGGCCCAGGTAAATCACGACCCCGTCATGTGGAGCCTCAGTAGCGTTGAGCGACAAGGCATTCCTGATGCGGCTGAGGATGTCGCTCATGCTGCACCCCCAAACCGATACTGGATCAACTCCGCCAAGTCCTGGTCGGAGATCTCAAACGCGCACGCACGCGAGACAGAGCGAGGTGGCGCGTCCACCCTCCCCACCCTGCCCATGACTTCCGTCATTTCGGATATAACCGCCGCAAATTCCATAACTGGACTTGCAGCCTCGTCGAAGTGGAACGGATGCACGGCCCTCCTGAGCCCAAGCAGGCACTCCGGTTGCTCAGGCGACGACAGGTCGATATCGACGCCGATCATCACCCAACCGTCGTTCAGCTCGCGGCAGGCCCATTGCATGACTGGCTTGTTCATGAGTTTTTCCCCACCAGTGGAATGACGCGGACGGAGACGCCTGGCGTGTCGCTGAATCGCTTGCTCAGCGAGACGTTGACGACCTGGACATCGTCCTTGAACACGATGCCGTTGATGCCGTCACAGATGGCCTTGAGCACGTTGTCCGCGTCGGGCTTCTTGGTGGGCATGACGTCACCCGCCAGGGCTTCGGCGGTTTTCTTCTTGGACCAGGACGCAGCCACGGCCACACGGATGGCGAGTTCCATCATCACCGGGCCGCCGATCAGCTCACGGCCTTGCATGGCCTGCTGTGCTGCCATGGCGATCAGGGTTTCGTAGTTGGCGGTTTTCTTGGGCGTGAACATGCGTGCATGCCCACCGATGGTGGACACGCGCGGCCGGCCCTTGCCGATGGCTTCGCCTGGGACGATGAACGAAACGGGCTTGAATTCAGACATGGTCGTTTCTCCGAATGCCCATCTTGGCCAGCAGCAACGCGCGGCAGGCTTTCGGGTCTTTAGGGATTTCGAGGACATCGACGATGCGGTCAGCTTCCTGACGGCTGTGCTCGAGCTGGACCTGCTCACGCGGCCGCATGCTGTCGTTGCCAATGCCCTTGGCGATTCGCCCTTCCAGCGGCTGGCCGGTCTGTGCGCGGCGCATGACGATGGCGTAATTGCGTTCGAAGCGTTGGAACAGGGCTTTGTCACCGTGGGTGGCTGTTCTCAGGTCGAAGGTGCTGGTTGCTTCAGCGGCTACCCTGACGGCCTTGTGGCTGTACGAGCCGCGCAGTGCTTCATCCCATGCCTGCTGGATGCTGGGCAGATCGTCGACACGTGCACACAGGTCGACAAAGTCGCTTGGCGCCGGTGGGAACTTGCATTCCGAAACCATGCGGTGAAGCCCGCGGTTGATTGCCTCGTCGCCAAAGTCCTTGAGCACGGTGTGCCAGACGCGACGGGCCATCTGTTCGGCCTTGGCATCGCCGTAGTGCTTCTCGTACCAGGCAGGGAACGCGGTTTTCAGCGTGGCGAACACCCGGCGCACAGCCTGGCGGGATTGGTTTTCAAGCGGTGTGACGTTCTCGATGACCGGCTCACCAGTTGGGGTCTGTGAGGATGTCGTGAGCGTTACGCGGGCGGCTTTGAGCAATTCGTCTACCGGTTTCATTGGGTGTTCCCCCGTTGGCTTGCTGGGTGCGGGCTTGGCGTTTCAGTTGCTGGGCAAGCGAGTGCTCCCACTGGGCCTGTGTCTTCAGGTCATCGGGGCGGCTGATCCAGTACGAGCGGAATTCGAGAAGCTGATCGGCTTCGAAGGTTTGGCCTGCCATACCGTTGCGGTACAGGACGGCGGTGAACGTCTTGGGATCTGGCTCCCAGGCGTCGTGCAGCGAAAATTTCGTCTGCGCGGTATGTGTGTGTATATCTCTTATCTCTTCTCTTCTCTTCTCTTCTATATTCGTTGCGTTTTCGTTCAACGGAATTTCAACGGGCGTTGAACGGGCGTTGCGCGATGCTTTAGCACGGGGCTTTGCGGCCTGCTTGCGAGCCTCGGCAGACGCCTTTCCTGCTGCAATTCGCTGTTCTTGGGTGTTTCGGACAGCTTCCAAATCACGTTCAATTCGGTCGTGTACCCACTCGTTATCACGCTCGTTGAAGAATTCCCCCAACGACCGTTCAACGTCCGTCCAACGCTCGTTAGAAAGCCTTGTAATCCGGGCCAGTCGGGACACTGGAATAGGCTTGCCGGTCTGCCAGTAGTTGAAGATCAGCAACAGGTACGCACCGTGCTCTTCGGTGGTCAGGTGCATGGTGTCGGCCAGGTAATCGGCGACATAAAGCTGCATGTACGGGAGAGCGGCCATATCAGTCTTCCTCCAACTGATCGACGTGTTGCACATGCTCCATCCAGCGCTTGGCCTGGTGGAAGATCGCCTCGATATCGCGCTGGTTGAAACAGCGCATTTCGTTGGGAACGATCTTCAGATCGAGCACGGCCAGGATCGCGGCGAACTGCTCGAACTTCTCAGGTTTCATGCGGCTGATCGTTGCCTCATCGACACCGACTGCAAGCGCTACAGGCCCGTTGCCGATCGATGCAAGCCGCTGCATGAGAACGGCGTAGTTCTTGCGGGCCCTTACGGTCTGCTCTTGGTTCAATGGGCTCGACATGATCAGGCCGCCTCTTCTCCGGAGTCGGGGAAGCGCTCCGGGTAAAGGATGTGGATCTCGGTAATTTCGCCGCCGAAAACCTTGCTCAGGCTTTCCGCAAGGGTTGCGGATGCACGCTGAACGCCCCGCTCAATGCGGGAGAGGTTTCCGGAATCGATGGCGTCACCGATCTGAACGAGACGTGCCGAGACATCGGCGAGCGTCCATTTCTTTTCGAGGCGAGCACGTTTTAGGGGAGTCATGGCAAAGGCCCTGAGTTGATTTCGGGTGATTCTGCGATTAACGCAGATTTAATGCAACCAAATTCTGCGCCTATCGCTTTGCGCATAACGCAGCAAGACCGGAAAATTGCCCAATGGATATCGGACAAATCATCAGAACTGCGCGAAAAGCCAAAAAGCTTTCGCTCGAAGAACTCGCTAACCAGGTCGGCTCGGACACTGGCAACCTTTCACGCCTGGAGCGTGGGTTGCAGAGCACGACCCCGGAAAAGCTCAAACAGATCATGTCCATCCTGGACATCAAGTTGGCCCAGCAAAGCCCGGGGTCAGGGCATCAACAAGACGCTGGAATGTCGAACGTGCAGATGGCCCTGCAACCGAGTCGCGGGCTTAAGGAATACCCTTTGATCAGCTGGGTAATCGCCGGGGAATGGGCGGAATCGTGCGATAACTTCATGCCGGGCGATGCGGAAGCCTGGATAACGTCAACCGAGAACGCCGGGGAAAACGGCTTTTGGCTGGATGTTCGTGGCGACTCAATGACCTGCAACGGCAACCCCAGCTTCCCCGAGGGGTCGCGCATCCTGGTGCAGCCAGAAGCCGAGTTGATCAGCGGCAAGTACTACGTCATCAAGCTGGACACCGGAGAGAGCACCTTTAAGCAGTACGTAGAGGACGCTGGCGTCAAATACCTGCGACCTTTGAACAATGCTTACCGTACGATCCAGCTAGATGGTGACTTCAAGGTCATCGGCCGGGTGATTGACACGAAGATGACGGGGCTATAAATGCGCACTCCCGAACAGAAAGCCATATGGAACCACGCTCAAACCCTCGCATTGGTTGGGTTCTTCATTATTGGCGCGATCCTGATGGGGTCGTTCGTGCTGGCCGGTCATATCAACAACCATTCCCTCAGGGCCGTCGTTGAGGGCGTGCTGTACGTGCCTGCCTTCCTCGCCGTCTTCACTATTCAGCCAATGACGCACCACTTCTATACCCGCCTAAACCGCCGGTAACCCCCTCTTCCAAATCCAACCCGCCCTGTGCGGGTTTTTTTGTGCCTGATTTTTGAAATCTGCGCTTGACGCAGAATAATATCTGCGCATAATGCAATCCATGTTCTGCGATTAACGCAGATATGCAAGCCGGCGAAAGCCAACGCTCTTTAGATTCACCCCTGCCGGATCACCACCGGCCCAGTTTCAAAGGCAAGCGATGGACCGGCCTCAACGGTCCAGAGGGATGGCAACTGTCCCAGGGTGCGCAGCGCAAAGCCCCGAATCAGTTTTCCAGCGGACAGGGTCGCGGCTGGAGCTACGGAAACACGGAATTTTCACTGATGCACCTGGGCGACCGGGTGCATTGGGAAAACAACCGGAGCAACAGCCATGAACGAGCAACAACCAGCAACACCAGTTAAGTGCAGCTATTGCGGCAAGCAAGCCGAACCAGTCTTCAAGCGGGAAATCATCGATCGTTCCCGCCACCCATCAACCGGCAGGGCATACGTCAGAACCCGCGAACTGCCGTTTTGCAGCAAAGAGCACGGCAGCAACTACCAGATGGGTTGCGAAGGCTGACGGCATCACCTCTGCCCATTCCACCGAGTGGGCAGACGGATGCAACCACCCGCCACCTTGGAGGCGACCATGAGTTACGAAGTGATTGTTGAAGGGTTCGTCCTCCAGGTGGAGGTGACCCATTGCGAGAACATCCCGCCCTGCTTTAACGGCTGGAACAGCGACTGGGACTTCTACGGCTCCCGAGAACTGGAATTCAAACTGGAATCGGGCATCTGCTACGACGATGACGGCGTGCGGATGGATGTTCCGGATTATCAACTGCCGGTGCTGGCTCACCAGTACGGCAAGCAGATTGAGACGGCGCTGTGGATTGAGATCGACGCGGCAAGCCGCCGGCAACGGTGGGTGGCATGAACAAACATGACATTGCGACCGGGATGATTGATTCCCGGTTCAACCTGATAAACCTCGGTGACACGTCGGCAGCCGTTCACGCCGAAGCGTCCATGGCCGTCGAAATGGCCCACGCGCTGGGCATTATCGACAGCACCGAATATGACTACTACCGGGCTTGGCATAACCGGATTATCGGAATCCAGCATCGCCAGACCCTGGAACGTATGAGGTCGAGCGTATGACGATCATCTGCCGAACCGTGAGCGAACTCAGAGACGCCCTGCACAAGCAGGGCTTTTTTCTGGTCACCGATCTACCCCGCCCCCTGCGTATTGAAGTGCGCCGGGGCATGCTGATTGCGAGGTTTGCATGAACATTGATTGGAGCAAGGCGCCGAAAGGGGCGACGCATAAATTCAGCGATCCAACTACAAACCCTTGGCGTGATCTCTCGGGGGAAACCTGGAAGTACTGGTCGGAAGGCGAGTGGATAGACAGCGAGCTGCGCACCGATACCTTCATGAAGCGGCAGGCGCACCGCCTTACCGTAGTTGAGCCGATCGGATGGACCGGCGAAGGCCTGCCGCCTGTTGGGGCGGTGTGCGAAGTCGTCTCGCCCGGCTACAGCAATGACAGGTTCGACCGATTCATCGGCCAGACGGTAACAGTCATCGCCCACGATGTGATCGACGCAGATCCTGTTGCTGTGTTCCGGATGCCTGTTGATGGCCAGATCGACGAGCAGGATTATCACGCGCTGGTCAAGCAGTGCTTCCGTCCCATCCGCACGCCCGAGCAGATCGCGGCGGAAGAGCGCACCAAGACTATAGATGACATGGTCAAAGCGCTTGGCATTGATTCCCCAGGAACGGCCGATTACATCCGTTGCGGGCTGATTTACGACGCCGGATACCGCAAGCAGGTGGCGCCATGAAAGCCCTTTCATGGATCCTCACCGCCGCACTGCTCATGACCATGCTGGCCTACACGGTGGTGAAGGATCGCTCTGGTCCCTGTCAGGCGCCGCAATTGTCCCAGGTGCTGCGATGACCAGCCGCCAACACTACCGTCGTCGCGCCATCCGCTGGACCTCGGCCATCACCGGCCTGATCTTCATCGCCATAACCCTGCTGGGCCCCGCCATCGGCGGCCTAATCACTCAATAGGTAACCCCATGGACCAACTCAAAGGTGGCGGGCCGGCTTTCCCGGTCACGCCTGACAATGACGTGCGCACGAACAGCAGCGGCGGCACGGGCATGACGCTGCGCGATTACTTCGCGGCTGGCTTTGCACAAGCCCAAGCAACTGCAACCAGCACTGACACTGGCTACATCGTTCCGGGGTATGTCGATCCCCGTGGCGAAGAATCGGTGGCCCAGAAGATCGCGCGGATTTCTTACGAGCTCGCCGACGCCATGCTGGCGGCCCGGGAGGTAGCATGAGCCGCCATGCCAAGGACTTCGAAGCCCGCAAGGCCTCGGCAATGGAAACGGCGCGTTGGTTGCTGCCGGAGGTTCACCGGGCAATTGAGTTCGGCTTCGACAAGGTCGAGCTGTCGGTGCGCGACGTGAAAGAGGTTTTGGCCTTTCTGGAGGCCAGCGCCCAGCGGGAGAAGGTCGAGTTCGCCGGCAGGCGCCTGGGCTTCGCTGATCCAGAAATGATGCGCGACCTGATGAGCCGGCGCCGGGCTTCATCGCCGGTGCTGTTCAAGAAAACGCAACGGTACTGCCTGGAGGTGTTCTACCTGGACCTGCCTCCCAACGCCAACCAACTGGCAAAGCAACAGCGCCAGTCAGAAGCCACCAACTAATCCCCCTCAACCCCTCTTCACGCTGCGACCTGCGCGGCAAGGAATTCTCATGTCCGAATTAGCGATCAAACCCACCTTCAGCCTTGCGCCGCAGAACATCGAAGAGGCGTTGAAGTTTGCCGACTACCTCGCCAAGTCGACCATTGTGCCGAAGGACTTCGCCAACAATCCCGGCAACATCCTGGTGGCGATCCAGTGGGGTATGGAGCTGGGCCTGCAACCGATGCAGGCGATGCAGAACATCGCGGTCATCAACGGCCGCCCAGCTCTGTGGGGCGATGCAGTAATCGCCCTGGTGCGCAGCTCGCCGCTGTGTGAGTACATCTACGAAACCGACGACGGCGAGACGGCTACGTGCCGTGTGAAGCGCCGCGACGAAGAAGAGCAAGTCCGAACCTTCAGCATGACGGACGCCAAGCTGGCCGGCCTGGCTGGGAAGCAAGGCCCTTGGAGCCAGTACCCGAAACGGATGCGCCAGATGCGCGCCAGGGCCTTTGCCTTGCGCGACGTGTTCCCCGACGTGTTACGCGGGATGCCGGTGGCCGAAGAAGTACAGGACATCCCAACCGAGCGCGAGATTGGCCCGGCCCGCGAAGCTGAAGCGCCCAAGGCTCTGCCCGCCTACCCCGATGACAAGCTCACCGAGAACCTGCCGAAGTGGCGAGCGGCCATTGAGGCGAAGAAGCAAACCCCGGAAACGGTCATCGCCACCATAAGCAGTAAGTACATCCTCACGGCCGCCCAGACCGAAACCATCAATCAGTTGAAGCCTCTCGAAGGAGTAACCGCATGATTATTCACAACGTAGCCCAGGGTTCTCCTGAGTGGCATGCCTTGCGCGCCAAGCACTTCACCGCGTCGGAAGCCCCGGCGATGATGGGCGCTTCGAAGTATCAGACCCGGTCCGAACTGCTCGCCATGAAGAAAACCGGCATCGTTCCGGAAGTCACCGCCCAGCAGCAGCGCATTTTCGATAAAGGCCACGCCACCGAAGAGCTGGCGCGCCCGCTGGTGGAAACGCTGATTGGCGAGGAGCTGTACCCAATCGTTGGCACCGAGGGCAACCTGTTGGCCTCCATGGACGGCTCCACGATGCTTGGCGAAACGCTGTTCGAGCACAAGCTGTGGAATCAGGACCTGGTCGCCCAGATCAATGCCGGTGAGCTGCCGCCCCACTATTACTGGCAGCTTGAACAGCAACTGCTGGTTAGCGGCGCCGAGCGAGTGATTTTCGTATGTTCGGATGGCACCGCTGAGAACTTCGTCCACATGGAATACCGTCCTGTGGATGGCCGCGCCGAACTGCTGGTGGCCGGCTGGGCCCAATTCGAGCAAGACCTTGGCGTGTTCGAGGTGAAAGAAGCCAAGGTCGAGGCTATCGGTGCCGCGCCTGATCAACTGCCGGCGCTGCGCATTGACGTAACGGGCATGGTCACCGCCAGCAACCTGGACGCCTTCAAGGCCCGCGCCCTCTCCGTCATCGGAAACATAAGCACTGAGCTGAAAACCGACAAGGACTTCGCCGACGCTGACGCCACGGTCAAGTGGTGCAACGAAGTCGAGGACAAGCTCAAGGCGGCGAAAGAACACGCCCTGAGCCAAACCGAAAGCATCGACGTGCTGTTCAAGGCGATGGATGACATCGTGGCCGAGACTCGGCGCAAGCGGCTCGAACTGGAAAAGCTGGTCAAGGCGCGCAAGGACGCCATCCGCAGTGACATCGTTATGGATGCGGCCAAGGCCTTGCAGGACCACATCGACCAGATCAACAGCACATTGGGGGGCCGCATCCGCATGCCGCGTGTTGCCTCCGACTTTGCAGGCGCCATCAAGGGCAAGAAGTCGGTGTCCAGCCTCCAGGAAGCGGCTGACGCTGAACTGGCCCGGGCGAAGATCGATTCCAGCCGGATCGCCGACGGCATCCGCATCAACCAAGCCAGCCTTAACGAGCTGGCGAAGGACCATAAGTTCCTGTTCCACGATGCTCAAGAGCTGGTCATGAAGGCCAACGATGACCTGGTGGCGCTGATCAAGGTCCGCATCAACGAGCATGATCAGCAGCAGGCAGAGCTCAAGCGCCTGGAAGATGAAAAGGCGCAGCAACTCGCCGCTCAACAGCAACAGCAGGTCGCACCGGTGGTTGCAGAGCCGAACCCCGAGCCAGTCGCAGAGACCCCGGCACCAGTGGCAGCAACGCCAATCAAACAAGCTGCAGCTGTCCAGCCAGGCGCCGACGACGGCCAGCGGCTCAAGCTTGGCGAACTCGGCTCAATGCTGGGCTTCACGCTGTCGGCCGACTTCCTGCGCTCCCTGGGCTTCGAAGCGGTTGAGCGCAAACAAGGTGCCTGCCTGTACCGGGCGATTGATTTCCCGGCCATCTGCGGCGCTCTGGTCAACCACATTCAGGCAGTGCAGAGCAACCAGGCTGCCGCCTGATCAGGAGGGCAAGCCATGGCTAGCCAATCTGTCCTTGAGGCCTACGACAGCCTCGAAGAATTCAGCGCAATCCTCGTCTCCGCTGAGCTGCACGCCAGTGGAGAGTGGGAGCTCGAATTTGTCGAGAACATGCGGGCCAGCTTCAAGCGCTACGGCGCTCACACCAATCTGAGCCCGGCGCAACAGTCGAAGCTCGAACGCATCGCAAAACACTGAGGGTCACCCATGAAGACTGAACACAAGGCAATCATCGAACGCGCAAAGCTTGGTGGATATGAACCGTCCATGATGGCGCATGAGCTGCTGGTGCACGACCTGGTGGAGGCCGCGCTGTTTGAGTTCCGCAATGTGCGTGCGCCGTTTCACAGCCTGAACGAAGTTCAGCAACAGGAAGTCATCGACCGCGTGACTGAGGCCGCTCAGAAATCGGTTTACAACGCCATCAGCATTATCAGCTCGCGCAACGTGGACACCATCCCGGTAACCATCGTTGACGCCAAGTTCAAGGCCAAGGCGATTACGGTAACCGCTGCCATTGATGCCCAGGACCCAAACCGCCACGGGCTGATTGATGTTGCTGGCCGGCTGTGTCTGCTGGTCCTGGCGCCCAACGACTACGCCGAAGGCCTGGACTTCATCCAGCCGGACCGCGACCAACCGGACTTGCCGCTGCATGTGAGCGACATCACCGGCGGCCTGTTCGGCAATCGTCCAACCGGGCCGGACGAGCCGGATGGTGAGCATCCATTGGGCACCAGCGATGAGCTGGACGCCCTGATAGGCACGGCGGGGCCCGTCGATAACGGCAAAGAGTTCGGCGAATTCAGCTACGACGACGCGGCCCAGCTGGTGGTGCTGAAGGTCACCAGCACCTTGGATGCAGCGTGGATTCAAAGCCGGCTCGCCATCGACAGCGACTTGGCCGCCGTACTGCTGATGCGTCTGCTCGACAACAAGGTGATCGAGCTGGAAGCCGAGGGCGCCACCGCACTGGAGCACAAGTTCAAGGTCATCGCGAAGCTGAACGACGTCGCGTAACGCCCACCATCCCAACCAAATCGAACAACACAGGCGCCTGCGGGCGCCTTCTTTTCGACCGGAGATAAACATCATGCTGAGATTGCCTCTAGATACAGAGACCACCGGCATCCCACTTTGGCGCGAGCCAAGTGATGATCCGCGCCAGCCGCACCTGGTTGATATCTGCGCCTTGCTCTATGGCGAAGATGGCGCCCTGATTGACTCGTTCGAAGCAATGATCCGCCCGGATGGCTGGACCATTCCATCTGACGTAATCGCGATTCACGGCATCACCCAAGAAATGGCGATGGATCTAGGGATTTCGGAGCGGGACGCATTGGATGGGTTCATGGCCTTGCACGATAGAGCCGGCCTTCGAATTGCCCATAGCGCGAGCTTCGATGACAGGATTTTGCGCATCGCCATTGCGCGGTATCGGGGAAAGGACGCGGCAGACGCATTCAAGGCCGTCCCCAGCTACTGCACGGCGACCATGTGTCGTTCGATCCTGAACCTGCCGCCAACCGAAGCGCAGGCCAAAAAAACCAGTTTCAAAACCCGAGTGCCCACCGTGGCCGAGGCCCTGTTGCACTTCACCGGCGAAGAGCTGGTAGGCGGCCACCGCGCCCGGCCCGATGCCGAGGCCTGCGCCCGGGTGTACTGGGCAATGAATCCGCCGGCTCAGGTGGCTTAAGGAGTCAGCATGGGAGCGGCCTACTACAACGAGTTCGACCCGTATGCCGCTCAATGGCTTCGTAATCTGATCGAGGCCGGGCATATCGCGCCCGGCGTCGTTGATGAAAGGAGTATTCAAGATGTCCACCCCAGCGACCTACGCGGCTTCACGCAATGCCATTTCTTCGCAGGCATCGGCGCCTGGTCTCTCGCCCTTCGGCGCGCCGGCTGGGCAGATGATCGACCTGTTTGGACCGGTTCCTGTCCTTGCCAACCTTTCAGCGCGGCAGGCAAAGGCGCTGGGTTTGATGATGAGCGGCACCTATGGCCGGATTGGCACCACCTCATCAAAGAGCATGGCCCTCCAGTCATCTTTGGTGAACAAGTTGCAAGCCCGGCTGGCCTGCTCTGGATCGACCGCGTTCAAACTGACCTGGAAGCAGAGAGTTACGCCTTCGGGTCGGTTGATATCTGCTCTGCGGGGGTCGGCTCTTCCAATGGGCGCCAACGGCTATATCTCGTGGCCCACGCCAACGGTCAACGACTCCCGCGGCGGTCGCAACAGGACATCCGGGCGCAGCAACCCAAACAGCAAGCACCACGACGGGGTGACTCTGGTAGACGCAGCGAGAATGCATTGCCTCCCTCGATCGCAGTGGTCGGCGCAGACGGAGCATGTCGGCCACTTGAACCCGGAACTGTCCCGCTGGTTGCAGGCTATCCCACCATCGTGGAGCGCCTGCGCGCCTACGGAAACTCTATCAACGCTAAAGCGGCGGAAGAATTCATAGCCGCTTACCTCGACATTGAAGGGACATCCAAATGAACACACAACCCCTAAACCGTGTGATGTACCTGGAGGGCAAGCGGTTTGCCCTGGGCGTTGCGCAGGACGCCGGCGCGTCGATCCGCAACCCCAAGGTCGCGCTCAAGATCGTTGGCGACCTGGCACGCAACGCCGCCGCGCAGCCGCACAGCTACGCAGAGGGCATCAAGGAAGTTATCAAGCTGTTGGAGGTGGAGACGTGAGCGCGACTGTCGAGCAACGCCTAACAGCCCTGGCCGTAGCCTACGCGGAATACCGCAAAGCCCTGCATGAGAACGGCGCCGCCATCAAGAAGGTGCAGAACGATGCAGACGGTGCCTACTTCGACCTGAAGCCGTACCGCGACCGCTATTGGAATGATCCCGATGTTCATGACCTGCCGCTGGGCGGCTGCATCGTCTGGCACGGCTGGCTGCACGCCGTTGAGACGTGCGACCCGGACAATTATTACGGCGACGACTGTGGCTACCGGGCAACTGCGCGACTGATGGACGAGCGCCGCGACATCCAGCGCAACGGGGCGCGCATCCGTGCGGCCATCACCAAGATCGGCAACCAGATACTGGCATCAACCCCATGACCGCCCCCATCCCCGGCAAGCTCAAATCCAACTGTCCCGACTTCCCGCTCATCTGCGACATCTGCCAGAAGAACCGGAGCCGGGGCAACCACCAAAAATGCAGCAAGAAGCGTCAAGCCCTGATGGCAGAGCGGCAGGCGCGGGAGATTCAATCATGATCTGGTTTCTGATCGGCGTGCTGCTGTTGAATGCGGCCGCCCCGGTGCTGGCCTACTGGCTTAGCGTTAAGCGTCAGGAGGCTGTATGGATCGCGTGAAGCGTTACCACGTTGGCGATGCGGGACTTGTTGAGGGTGAAGCCCTGGGCCGGATTACGGTTTACCTGGCCGCTGATTTCAACCGCGTCCAGGCCGAGAACAAGGCGCTGCAACTGTTGCTGGACGAGCGCGACGGAAAGTTGGATGCACTCGCTGAACCTGTGCCGCCTGCTGGCGGGGAGGTAGTGGTATTGCCTAAGCGCAGGGTGCCGCCGTCATTGGGGCCAGATTTTTATGCTCGTGGCTGGAACGCTGCCTGCGATGCCTGGGAGCCTATCGTCACCCGGCTACAGGCTGAGGTGGAACAGTGGAAGGCAAACAACATGGCAAACGCTCTAGCTGCGGGCGAGCTGGTGAAAGGTCTGAAAGCCGAACTGACCAAGGCGCGGGAGTTGCTGATGGAAGCCCACCCTTACACCAGCAAGTCACAGGATCTTTTCAACCGGATCGAACAGCACTTTGCGGGGATACCATCTGATGAATGAGGAAGACAAATTCAATAGCTGGTTCAAGGCAAGCAAATATTGCCAAGTGATCTTTCCCTCTAAGGCCATGCGGCAAATAGCCTATGACGCTTGGTTTGCTTGTGCGGATCGAAAGTCGACTGATGACCTCGCCCACCAATCCGCGCCAGCCGCGAAGGATGGTTACCCGATGGCGTTCCCTGGTTACCCGCCAGTGCCAGAGGATCGTAAAATTCCAGCCGATGCAGGTGGTTACGGTGATTATGCTCCATGCCCTGAATGTGGCTCACGGGATTGCAACGGCCAATGCTATGGCGACGACATGATGGGGGATTCGTGATGGGAAAGTATGAGGAAGTCCTTCGCCCGTTCCTGGCCCTGATGGAAAAGGAACTGCACGCCAACGCCGGGAAGGGCGACCGTCCAGGCTGGCTCAAGATGGATGGCAAGACCGCTATCCTTGAGGTGTTCTATCACATGGGGAAACTGCACCAAGCAGTTCACCGAGGCGAGGCCGAAGCCATCAAGGAATACGCCGCCGACGTAGCCAACATGTGCATGATGCTGGTTGACGTTTGTGGGTTTCTTCCGGTTGACGAGCAGCCCGCGCCGGTAGCGGTGGCTATGCCTGATCTGTCCGAGCTGCGCGAGTACCACGCCGATGCCGTGAAGCAGCTCAACCACTACGCCGACGATTCAGGTCTGCGCGAAAGCGACGTCAAGCACTACCGCAAGCGCGCTGAGTTTCATGCCCGCCAGGTCGCGCTGATCGACAGCCTCAACCCAATCAAGCCGTAACCCCTCCCCCCTCCAAACAATCCAGCCGGCAACGGCCTGGCGAGGTATCCCTATGCAAACCGCACGCAACGACGAGCCGGTCGAATTCATCCGGCTGCCCGAGGTAAAGAAACTGGTCGGCTTCGGCACCACCAAGATTTACGAAATGGCGAGCCAAGGCCTGTTCCCCAAGCAGGTTCCGCTGGGCGGGCGCTCCGTGGCCTGGGTCAAGTCCGAGGTTCTGCAATGGAACAGCGAGAAGCTGGCCGCTGCCCGTGGTCAGGCTTCGGACACCAGCGAATCCAAGTAATCGGCCCATTCCTGCATCATCACCCGCCGCTGTTCCACGTACTCCGCGTGGTTGTAGGTCTTTCTGACCTTGCTTGAACCCGCATGCGAAAGCTGCGCCTCGATCCAATCCTCGTTGTAATCCATTTCGTTCAGGGCCGTTGAAATCGTGGCACGGATCCCGTGCCCGGTCAGCCTGCCTTCATACCCCATGCGCCTCAAAGCCACGTTGACTGTGCCGTCGCTGATTGGCTTGCTCGGGTCACTCCGACCCGCGATCAGCAGCTTGTAACGGCCAGTCATCTGGTGCACCTTGCGCACCTCCTCGACCGCCTGCCGCGACAGTGGCACCAGATACGGCGGCACCTTATCCCCTCCCTTTGCCCTAATCACCTTCTGCAATTGCTTCACCCCCTCTGCGGGGATCGTCCACAGCGCGGCGTCCAGGTCAAACTGGGCCCACGTTGCGTGGCGTAACTCGCCCGTGCGAACCGCCGTCAGCAACAGAAGCCGGATCGCGCTTTTGGTGTAGTCCTTGATGTCGGCCGCATCAAGCGCCTGCAAGAACTCTTTGAGCTCACGCTGACGAAGCATCGGGTTGTGTTTCTCGGGCGGCTCTTTAACTGCCACGATATCCAGGTCGGCCGCCGGGTTGACCTCCAGATAGTCAGAGGCAATGGCGAAACGGAATATCTCGTTGAGCCAGGTCCGGCACTTGCGGGCAACGTTGAGCGCCCCGCGCTTCTCTATGGTTCGCAACGTCGCCAGTACATCGGCGCGCTTGACCTCGGCAATCGGGATACGTCCCAGCGCCGGCACCAGATCTTTGTCCAGGTAGAGCTGCGCCTGAACAGCGGCGCCCTTCTTGGCCTTCGCCCACCGGGGCAGCTTGAAGGCATACCACTCATTAGCCACCACCTCGAACGTTTTGATGGCGCTGGAGCTCGCCGCCCGCTTCTCTTCCCGACGGGTGGACCGTGGGTCTGTGCCCTTGGCCACCAGCGCCCGCGCCTGGTCCCGCTTCTCACGGGCTTCCTTGAGGCTGATTTCTGGATAGGTGCCCAAGGACATGCGCGGCTGCTTGCCGTGCCAGGAGAAACGGAAGTGCCACGACTTGGTGCCGTTGGTCGTGACGAACAGGGATAGGCCCCCGCCATCGGTGATGGAGTATTCCTTGTCAGCGGGCTTGGCCTGCCGGACAGCCGTATCAGTGAGGGGCATTAGTACATCACCACGTCAGTCGAACTGGGGAAGTGCTGAATGATGTACTAAAAATGCGCGGAACGCAGCGAAAGAATGCGAAACTCCACGCAACAAAAAGGCCGCGCTTAGCGGCCTATTGCTTGGGGTTTGCGGAACTCTGCGAAACCCAGTGAAACTAGAAATGGTGCCCGAAGCCGGAACCTAATTCGGCGCAAAACTCCCAATGCTCATTAGGCAAATACAAAGACAGGCCGAAACGATGTGCTAACCACTGTACTGTTTCTTCGCCGCTGGGCTCGATCAGATCGCAGACAACACGAATGCCAGTAGCTGTTCATAGCGAACCCCTGGACCCTGCGCCGTCTTCTCGACGATTGAGTAGTCATCCGCATTCAGGCCTTGCGCGGCGAACGCCGAACGGATGTCAGCAACTGGGATGCCCACACCGATTTTGCCGGTGGTCTTGCTGCGCGAAGCCTTGATCATGCCCTTGAGCTGCTTGGCTACAGAGCGCTCCGCTTCGGAAAGGTCGCGTGGTGCATCGGCCTGGGCCGGGTTGTCCAGCAGCACAGGCCCGCTACCCACGCCAAACAGCATGTCAGAGCGGTGATAGCTGGGGGCTACTCCCGATGAATACAGCCCGTAGCCGCTGGACTGGGACATCGCAAGCGCGGTGTTGGTCTTGCCCGAGGCAAGGTTGCGAATGAAGATGCCCACGTTTTTATCAACCGTGCCACCGCCGGTGACGGATACATCAGCGATATCGACTGCGGTCCGTATCAGGATCTCGCCTGTGCCGGAGTGCACCGGGCGTGATAAGAAGCCGCCGGTTGACGCCAGTACATTGCTGCCGGCGTAGTTGATGCGGTCCTGGAATGAATAGATATGGTTTTGCCGATTAGCCCCGCGCAGCTCAACCACGGAATCAAACGCGCCATAGGTGCCAGCGTCCGTGACCTTATCCATGATGGTCTTGTCAGTGAAGGCGTGGGCGTCGGTGCCGCCATGCATTGAGCGCGACACAACCACACCATCGTTGAGGGAGTGACCGGTCACAGGGTTGTTGCCAACGAGCACGCGAGGGGCCGTGATGGGCTCATCGCCCCAGGCCGACACAGAGGCGGCAAGGGCGATGGCAAGGGTGAAAGCAATCTTTTTCACGACAGGTCCCGCGTTCGTTTGAGATTGCCCATGATACGTGGCGGGTTACTTGGCTTCCAGCGCTGCAAGGCGGGCCTCGAAGCCGGCAGCTATAAAGGCATACAGCCCGCTTTCACGGAAGCTGTAGCGGTCGCCTGCTGGAGCCTCTGGAGTTTCGTCCCACTTGTCGTAGCAGATGAAGCTGTAGGCGAATGGGTCCAGGCCGTGCGCCTCCATCACCTCAATGGCTCGCTGAACCGTCATGCCGATGTGTTCGCGTGCCGAATCTCCCTTTTCCGCCATTGCCGAGAGGAACTTGAAGGCCCCGATCTCTTTGGCCAGGGCGGACGCTGCTGCAATCTCGGCGGCGGACAGTTGGCGAACTTCCGTTTTCTCGCGAGCATCCGAGGTGCTGATAGTGGCGGTGCCGGCCCAGACCACCGACCACCGTTGCGCCGCGTCGCCCAAAGTCTGAGAGTTATCCGCCCCAGGCGCCACGGTGTAACCGTTGGACGCTGCCTTGATCTGCAAGCGGGTGGCAGAGTTGGCAATAAACTGGACGATCGTATCGCTCTCCGCGCCGATCTGGAGGTTCGTGGCGGTAGTTTCAATAAAGCCGCGACGTGCGCCAACGGCAGTGCCAGCAAATTGCGCGGCATAAGAGGCAGTCGGAGATATTCCAAATCCTGCGCGCCCTTTGTTGTACATCGTGCCGCCGCCGGCAGCGTAATACGCAATGCCCGCAACCTGGTCGATGCTGAGGCCTACGTTTACCGTTGCGCCTGTTTGGTCGCGAATTCGAACGCCGGTTTGTTGGGTCATGGTACCGGCGCCGGTGATCGACATCGACCCAATATCAGCGCCATAGCTTTCATTGATGACGCCAGCACCTGCATGGACAGGGCGAGTAAGCAGGCCCGCAAACTGACCTAGGATGCCAGAGCCTTGAAAGATCATTCGATGCTGAAAGGCGTACATATGATTCTGGTTTGCTGACCCTTGAAGCCGCGTAGTTGTGTCAAACGCGCCATAAGTGCCCGCGTCGGTGACACCGCTAATTTCGGTTCGAGCCGCAAAGTCATGGAAATCTGTTGGCCCGGTAACATTTCGACCTGAAATGTAACCGTCCCGAGTTGTTGGCGCTGAAATCTCTTCAGTACCCACGATGATTGAGGCAACTCGGACTCGCTTACTTGCATCAATGCTGACCTTTCCTGCCTTGGCGGCATTGAAGTCAGCGTCAGTGTCGAAGTTAATTCGATCAACAATGGTCAAGTTATCGACGAGGCTGCCCACGTCTTTATTTTTGCCATCAAGGTTTTGGATGTTGTCAGCGCGCAAAGTGCTCATGGGTGCAGTTCTCCGTCAGCAATTGTATAGAAGGACCCAAGGCCAACAGTCACTGACTGCCCAACGGCGACGGTCATAGTTGGCCCAAAAGACCAGGCATTTTTGTTTGGCGGAATAACCACACTGTTTTGAATGGTCTGGTTATGCCAGGAAATTTCTGAGAAGGCCGAAGCCTGGACAGGATTGCTGCCGCTAATTTGGGATTGAAGGTAGGCGTCTGCGTTTTGCCTTGCGGCTGCTTCAATTGCGTCTTGATCCAGAACATATTGCTTATTTGCTGCATCGTTGTTTTCAACTGGATAGGCAAGATCGCGTATCCCATTGTTATTTGCCCTGTACCATCCAGCACCATCAATATCAAAAGAGCCTAGTGTCAAAGCCCTGGTGGTATATCGAAAGAGCTGCTTTAGCGCCTGCCAGATCCGGTCGAAGTCACGGTTAACGGTCGAGGAAAGGAAGTCGCCGTTTTCCTGGTAGTCCGTCAGCCGCTGGAACGGCACGTCCAATACCAAGTACAGGTCGCCAGTAGGCGCTACGGAAAAAATCACTGAGCTGGTGGGCTGCCCTATGCCAGTTTGGGTATACCCGGATGCTTGCAGAACGCCATCGAGGTAGACCTTGAGATCGCCGGCCTCGATCACCAGGAACGGCACGGTATAGATAGTGGTGACGCCGTTGGCGGCATAGCGCTTTTCGGTTGGCCCTGGCTGGACAGACATGTGTAGACCCCTTGGTGGTGGCGGGCCCTAGTATTCAACCTGCACGTCGTGCACGCCCGCATCTGGACGCCAATCGTCCCGCCGGGCCTCTGTCGGTTTCCCGACTATTCGCCCAATGCGCACGGGGGTTTGGGCGATTGCGCCGGCGCCGGAGTCGATGAAGTCATCGTCCTGATCGGTTAGTGCTGGGTTGAAGTCGCGCATCTGGTCCCAGATCGTTCGAAGAACGTCGATGTGGGCCCACAGGAAGCGCGCCGACAATGGAGGCTCGAAGGCATCGAGGATGCGTTTCTGTTTGTTGGCACTGCTGTGCTCTTCTCCTACGCCGCAGCCTGTGCCCTTCAAGGCTTGTTTCAAGATGGCCGGGGCAAACCCGCCCGGGCCGTTGGTTTCGATGATCACTCGCGGGATCTGGTATCGGATGACCAACTCGCGGATCTGGTACACCTGGCCGCCGTTGATGCGATCCCTTTCGTCAAACTCGGCGATTTCCCCTGTCAGCCCTGCCGCAACGTGCCAATAGAGTTGCCCGCGAGCATCGGTCAGCAACAGCGAAAAGGCCGAGGCGTCCGACTTGATCTTGCCCAGGGAGCAGTCCCAGTAAGCGACGGCGCCGACGATCTGCGTTGAGCCCAGGTACATGGCTGCCGCGTTGTTGGCGTAGCGCATGGTCGGCTGTACGTCATAGGGGATGATGCGCTCGGGGTTCAAGCGAACCTCCGTGACCGGCTTCGAGTGAAGCTGATACTGCGAATCCCATTCGTTGATGGTGCGGGTTTTCTTTCGCCGCTTCTCCAGCTCTTTCAGGTCGAAACGATCAACCCAGGCGATGCCGGCATAGCAATCAATCAGCGTGCCAGGCGGCGTAAAGAACGCTATCCCCGTCTTGGTGAGCTGATAGTCCTTCCCCTGGACAAGAGCTCTTGCGTGCTTGCCGATGCCAGAGAAAATGAACTCCGGCGGGAACGGAACGTCGTAGGCATTCAGCTTGGCTTCTTCAATCCGATGCTCTTTGGCAAACATGCGGATGGTCAGGCAGTCGGCGCCCAGCGCCTCCTGCTCGTCATAGAGGCTGTCATGCGTGTGCGGTGTCCCAACGAACAGCAGCCGCGCACCAGGCACCATGATGTGGACCTGCTCACCGAGCCTGTACCGAAGCTTCTCCCGGGCCTCTGGCGTGGCAATGTTCTTCGGCACCTCGACGTCATCGTTTTGGCATTCATCCGCCCGCGAACTGGTGATGTTCGACATGATGCCGGAGGCCTGCATAGATGGATTTCGCTCGTCCTCGTTCCCAGGAACCCACCAAAACGCAGTGTCACCCTTCATTTTCCTGTGAGCATCCAGCGTCAATGGATGCTTCCTGAGGATGGCTTTGGTGTCGCGACTGGTCTTGTAGGCCGTGGGGTCGGTGTCGCCCTGGTGCAGAATCCGATAGGTCGGATCGAGGTAGAACCGCCATGCGTTGTACAGCGCCAGGATGGTCGACTTACCAAACCCACGGAAACAGCGAAGCACCGCATGATCTCCACGGTGCTCAAGCCAGTGACAGGCCCTGACATGAATGTCCGGGACTTCCCACTTCATGCGCTTTGCCCATATCAGGAAAAACGCCAAAAAAGAGATGTACTTAGTGGACATGCCCGCCCGCCTGTGCGCGCTCCAGCAATGCGGTGGCTTCGCGCTCGGCTTTGGCCTGAATAGAGTCTAAATCTTCCTCTGATGCGCCAGCCGGCAGCGTGCCGCCCTGGATATGCCCAGTGATGCTCATCACCTTGACCAACAGCGTCATGGTTGCGGCCGCATTCTTCTTGCACCAATAGCGGTCGCCGCGTTCCTGCTGGGTAAGGTCTGCCGGCACCTTCTCTGCTCCCGGCCAGTTGTGCGGGTCAACTTCGGTTATGACGACTTCGCCAAGGCGTTCGCTGAGCGCTTGTAGGCGGGTGATTTGGTCGTCTCTCATGGTCTTGCCCCCACTGCTGCGCCAAGGTTCGGTGCGCGATCCGGCGCCGTGTCGCCCGGCTCCCACCAATACGATTGATTGAATTCCTTCTTGGCCCGCTTCTTCATGCGGCGCAGGTAGCCGGGGCTGAAATACTCTTGGAGCTGGTTAAAGATCAGGTGATCGGTTGCCGCCTTCGTATACCAGAGGTTCGCGCCGGGGGTGTGGGACTTGGCAAACGCAACAAGATTGCCGCCGACCTGACTGCCCTTCCCACTGGCAGCGTTACCCTTCAACTGCGACAGCGCATCGATATCGCTCGCGATAGGGCCCAACACCGACGCAACAAACGATCTCCCCCCTTGGGTTGTGCCAGAGAACAGGAAGTCGCCGTACAGGCCCATGGCCCCACCCTTGAGCATCGAGGCCAGGCCATAGCGCAGACCAGGCACACCAAGGGTGCCGTCATCGGTGATGTCCTTCGGATCGCGCCCGGCTGCAATCTCGCCCAACTGGATCGCCATGCCGCCCAGCACGGTGGTGCTGGCGACCAGGGCGCCGAGATACCCGGCCTTGCCCCAACCTTCCTGGGCCATGCCGCGCTTGACGTGGCGCAGCACCATGCCGATGGAGAAGCTTTTGAACTGCCAGAACGAGCGCAACAGCTCGCCCTTGACGGTCCCGCGCTCGACGCCGCCGTGCATCAGCGCCTTTTCCCTGGCGCCGGGCTCAATGATCGCCATGTTGGTTTCATCCAGCACGGTGCCCAGCAGCTTGGTGGCTGCCTGATCCTTGAGCCGCTGCGGGGTTGTCTTGAGTTGTTGCGCCAACGGAGTCAGATCGGCGTCGGGGATGCGGTAGATGCTGTTCGCGGTCAGCACGGTGTCGCCGGCGCCGCGCCAGTCCTCGGGCTGAGCCAGGCGCCATACAGACCAGTCCGTCTCGGTGACGCCTTGGCCGAGTAACCGCTTGCTGTCCGCCGGGTCCATGGCCGCGATGGTCGGGTGCCGTCGGGACATGTCGCCGATGGTGTCCATCATGGTCGCGCCGAAAGCCCGCTGAGTGCCGGCGGTCAGTGCGTTCATGCCAGAGGCCTGCATGATCTTGCTCGCAGCGGTCTGGCTGAACTTCGATATCTTCCCGGAAATCTGTTCAGTGGTGCCCAGGCCATCGGCGCCCCAGCGGTTCAGGCTGCCAATCAACTGATTCAGGCCCAGGCCTGCACGCTGCGCCATCCGCCGATCTGCTGCGCTGGCCGGGTTGAGCATGCGTATCTCGTTGGCGAACACCTTCATAACCGGCATGCCGTTCATGGACGCGGTAAGGCCCAGCGTCCCCTGATCGGTTACGGACGTCAGCACGGCGGAGCCCAGGCGGCTGGCGACGTTCAATGCGCGGTACGTCTCGAAGCCGTTCGCAATGGCTGCCGATGCTGGTGGCTCGCGGGTGCCGGCCACCTCTTCAAACAGGTGCTCGATCTTTTTTCGCTGCTTGGCCGTTTTGTCGACCTTCTTCGGGTCGGCCATGTCCATAGCCTTCTGTCCGTCGTCCAGGAAGTAACGCATCTGGTTGGACGGGTTCGGGCCCAGGGCCTCAACAAGCGCGATGTCCCTCGATGCCCGGTCGATGTGGCCTATCAGCAGTTCCAGCAGGTTTCGCTCGCCATAGGCCTTCTGTGCGGCTATGAAGCTTTCCGCGTCCTTGTAGTGGATCTGCCGCGACTCGCTCCCACGGTTGGCGCGCATGCCGTTGCCAGCGGCCTGGCCGGGCTCCAGCTTGTTGACGCCACCAGTCGCCAGGGTCTGCCAAGCGTGATTCAAGAAGTCGGTCAGTTCGGCATCGTTCATCGGCGTCCCGTCTTCCTTGAGGTACTTGCCACGGTTGGCCCACTGGACATGGTCGCCAACCCACTTGGCCTGGTCCTTGGCGACCTTTACCTGCGAGTGATCGCGGGGCATTGACCAATCATCCAGCAGGCCGACATCGCCGCCGGCGCGGTTGAAGCGCTGGCGCAGTTGTTCGGCGGTGTCCTGAAACTGTTTGGCCGCTGCCTTCGCTGCGGGAATGCCTGAGTCCTGGCCGTGCAGCTCGCGCACCAGCGCCAAGTTGCCGGCTTCGTCCTGGAACAGGCCTAGAAACTTGCCTTTGGTTTGGTCGATGACTTCCAGCATGCGGCTGAGCGCGTCGTCGCGGATGGCGCGAGTGGCGGACTCGATGGACTGAATGCCGCTCTTGCCGTCACTGGAGAACGCCAGCAGCCGGTCGAGCCCTTCAAGTGGCTGCTCCGGAAACCGCTGCATGTAACTGGCGATGCGATCGTGGGCCAGGATGGTCAGCGCCACGCGCTTTTTCTTGAGGTTGGCCTCTTCCACCAGATCCTTGGCGGACTTGGTGGCGGCCTCGTTGAGCCGGTCGGCGGCGGTCTTGGATTGCCAGGTGGGGTCGGTCTGCGCCAATTGCTTCATGTTGCGGCGCACGCGACTTTCGATGCCCTGGATCTCTGGTTGTGTGAGGGGGCGGCCAATGGCCTGGGTGACCGCCTGTATGCATTCGGGGCGCATGGGCTTGCTCCTGTTTGGATGGGAGCAAGCCTATGGGGCGGGAGTAGACGGTTTCCCGACTATTTAGAAGCCGCGTTGCAGGAAGCAAGCGGCGGCAGCGGCGAAGCCTCGGGATTCCTCTTGCGCCTTGGCGATATCGGCGTCGGCGCTGGCCAGCATTTCTCGGGCCGACACGGTGATCGGGTTGCCTTCTGCATCCATGGCGCCGGTGGACAAGCGCATGTCATCCATGCGGGACAAGACTTCATCAGCGAGCTGGATCTCTGGGTCTGATGCAGGTTTACCCGATATTGATTCAGCTTCGGCCCCTTCTGATGCAGGTTTGGCGGGTTCTGATCCGCTCTTCGGGGCTTTTGATGCAGTAGCCGCGCTTGCCGCTTCCGGTTTTTCCACTTCTTTTGAGGTGCCTATATCCAGCGGCTTGGCCTGCAACGTAGGCTCGGCACGCTCGATATCGTCCAGGATGCGGCGGATTTCCTGCTGCGCCACCTGGGCCATGCTCAACCGGGTGTTGCCCTCGGCCACGCCAGCAGCAAGAGGCTTCTTCTCGAAGCCCTGCACGATGGTGTCAGCGCGCCGGGCGATTCGATCCTGGAAGCGTTGCGGGACTTCGCCGCGATCCAAGGCGTTCAGGTCGGCACGGGCCAGCTCGGCAGAACGGTTGCCGGTGAGGCTTTCGCCCAACGCGGCCTGGCGGTCGGTCAGGGCCTGGCGCTCAGTATCGATCGATTCGCGGGCCGAACGCTCGGCAGCCTTGCGGCTCTGGCCCTGCTGCTGGAACTCTTTTGCTCGAGCGCGGAACGTATCGTCCAGGCCTTCCAGGCTGCGGGCTACCGTGGACAGTTCGGCCTTGACGTCGCGAACATTGGGCAAAATCCCCGCGGCTTCCTGCTCCAGTTCAAGGCGCAACGTCGGCTCAAGGTCCTGGCGGGCGGTGACCAGCGCCACGTCGCGGCTGGGTGCGATGACCGGGGATTCGTCAGCAGTGCGCAGGAACTCAGCAGAATGAATGCTCTCTGGAAGTCTCACAGGCTCGCCACGGCTTAACTGGCTGATAGCCGTACGAATGGCGTCTTGATGCGCTACCGCTGAACGTGGATTGATTGGCGCGCCAGGGGCGGTATCGATGTCGGCATGCTGGAACGTGCGTTCGCTAAGCGCTGCGTCAACCTGCTTGGTGGTGGGCCGGCGCAGGCTTGCGCGACCGATCCCAAAGAATGCCGCGCCCAAGATGGCGTCCGTGGCTACGGCGGTTCCGTCCATGGCCTGATACTGCGCGGCCTGGGCGGCGTAGCCGTTGCTCTCAAGCAGCTTGGCGGTAGCGCCTCGCCCGGCCATGCCCAAGCCAACGTTCGCTCCCACAGCGATTGCAGCGTCACCAAGCAGCGGTTTAACGAAACGGGCGGCAGGCAACACGGCGCCGACGCCCATGGTTGCGGCATCAATGGCGCCTTTGTAGGTCGCGGTTTCCTCGTCCAAGCCTTCGGCCATGCCAACTTGCTTGCTGGAGTAGCCAGCAGGCGCACCAGCAGCCACAGCCGCTCCCACAGGGCCGCCAAGTACGGTACCCACCACCGTACGCGGCAGAACGGCAGCAGCCTCGCCCAGGATCTGGCCGACAATCCCGACCTCAGAAGGATCAGGGCGTAGGTCCATGACTTCCTTGGCCGTGCCCTGCCCCAGGGTTTCCTGGCTCGACCGCTCGGCGCTGGTCACGTCAGGCGATCCGCCAAACTTCGGCTCAGGCAGCAACGCACTGGCGGCCAGGTCCAGGCCACCCTGCCACAGCGAACTGAACCCGGATTCAATCGCGCCGCCAGCTTCGAGCCCACCGCGCAGCAGGTTGGGGCCCAACGTATCAAGGGCGCCCGTGAAGGCGCCCGGCTCGGGCTTTTCCTCTGTGCGTTCGAAGCGTTGATCCTGGCTTAGCGCCTCGTTCTCTTCGACCAATCCATCGAGCCAGCTCATTTGACTTTCACCACCATAGGTTCTTTGGTCGTCGGGTCGATCTGCACCCGGCCTGCGTTCATCAGGTAATAAGAGCCTTCACGGCCCGGCACGGGCGACAGCGGCATATCCTCAAGCTGGCCTATCGGGAACTTGGTGCGATCGGCCATGCCTTGCAGCTGCATGTCCACGACCTTGTCAAAGTCATCATCGGCCATGCCATAGGGCTTGATGACCTTCGCCCCGCCGCGCTCGCTCACGCCGCCGGTGGCCATGTCGATGGCCGCCTGGGCGGTGTCGCTGTCCAGATCCTCACCCTCTCCGTAAACCACCCCTTTGGCTGCGGCTGTGCCTGCGTACAGGGACTTGAAGGCCAGGAACGCCTGTTCACGCTGCGGCGTGCCCGGGGCCATTGACGTGCCAATGTGCTCTTCGAAGGCCTTGCGAAAGGTGTTGTCCTTTGGCAGTGGAACCGACTTGTCCTTCAACACCTTCCCGCCGGCGAGCAGCATCTTGGGCACGTCGGTGCCGTCCTGCCCCTTGAGTCCGCGGAACTGAGCCATTCCCGCCAACACGGTGATGGGTTGGTCGGCGATCAGTGGCTTGATGGCTGCGGCGTAATCGGCACCAGATGGGGAAGAGGACGCGATAGCACCCAATAGCTGCAGCTTGGTGCCGTCATCTGCCTGGGCCATTACCGACGACAGCAACGCGACCTCTTCAGGCTTGAACGGGACTCGCGCAACCTCGGGGCCGTATGCTTTGCGCACGGAGTTCACCACGTCGAAGCGCTCGGCGATCTGCTCGCCCAGCTTGGCCTGGCCCTCTGGCGTGGTGATGCCAGTGACGTCCAGGGGCGCAACGTCCTGACCGGTGCGCATGGCGTTGAAGGCCAACGGGTTGTCGCGCATCAACTTGGTGTTGTTGTCGATGGCGGTTTGCAGGCGGGCGACATTGGCCTGCTCGGATACGCTGGCGCCGGACTTCGCCATCTGCTGACGCTTCTGCTCCACGTATTGCTGTTGCACGGCCATGGGTTGGCGCAACAGGTTCTGCACCTCGACCATCTCCCCCATGCGGGTGTTGAACTCGCCAGCAACGGACGTGCCTGCGGTAAGCGCTTTCCAACGCTGCTGGTCTGCCGGTGTTGGCGGAACGCCCGTCGCGGCCTGGCGATCCATCTGTGTGAGGGCGCGCTCTGCCTTCGACTCGCGAATCTCGGCTTGGCGCTGCTGGTGTTCCTTCACCTGGAAGATTCGACCACTGACGGTGTTGAGCAGCTGGTTGCGCTTCTCCGGGTCCAGCTTCTTGGCGTAGAAACCATCCTCGGCGGTGAGGTCGTGCTCGAGCTTTTGCAGGCTACCAACGCTTTCGCGGGATTCGATGACGCGCTGGGTCGCGTGCGTGGTCCAGTTGTCGTCCTTGAACTCTTGCTTCTTGCTGGTCCAGGCCTCGCCGAAGGCCAGGCGCCCGGCCACGTCGATGTCTTCGGCATCCATGCGGGCGTTGATCTGATCGACGTTGGCGCCGGGCATGGCTGCGTCCTTGCCCAGGATGTCCATGCGGGACGTGAGGTCGCTTTGCGCGGCCAGGATACGGCCCTTGCCGGATGCCTCGCGGACCTTGTCCAGGCCACCCAGCTGCATGCGCTTGAGCGAGTTGCCTATTTCACCCTGCTGCGCGGGGTCGAGGCCCGGGGTTTCCAGTGGTTCAAGCTTCGAAACCGCTGCGGTGTAGGCTTCCTCTGACTTTTCGTAGGGCAGTTGGCCGGCGCGCATCTGCTCATCAAGGTCATTGGCAATGGTCTTGATCTGCGATTCCCGGTCGATAAGCGCATTGCTGGCCTTCACCCGGGACAAGGCTTGATCTTCCTTGCTGACCTGATCGAGATAGTTGAAGGCGGCGTTCTGCACCGTGTTCGCGGTCTGTTGGGCGGCGCGTACCTGGGCGCTGCTATCGGAAGCAATAACGCGGTTCTGTGGGGTTTCTTGCTGGACGTTGACCTGCCCAAAGTTGCCCAGTGGTATCTGTGCCATCAGGTGTTACCCCCAACACTTGAAACTGTTCCGTTACGACCTGCGGCCGACGCCTTCCAGGCTGAGCCAGCCTGCGCCCCAGCGGACAGCACCGTGCCGATCGATTGTGAGTTGGCGGCCGACCGCGCCTGCCGACCTGACAGCGCGTAGTTGTCAGCGTCGTTGTAGAGCCTCGCCTGCTGGTTGCGACCGTTGAAGATGGTCAACGCCGCGTCTTCCTCAGCATTGCCGATGATCTCTTCGTTGATGTTGATCGCGGTCCCTGCCCCCACCTCGACGCCTGAGGCCGCAAGGGCTGCGTTCGCCTCGCTCGCCTGGTTACGGGCAAGGCGGCGGATGCGGTCAGCCTGGACCACCGCCGCGCTGGCAGCTGTGTCCGCGTCCGCTGATGCCTGCTCGCCCTGGGCGTCGGCATTGAGCTGCGCCTGCTTGCCTGCCTGCTGAGTCGAATAGACCGAATAGACCGTAGCAGCAGCAACAGCGGCATATGCCGCGTACCCTGCGTATGCCGCGTACCCTGCTGCACCAACTGCCATGATTAGATCTCCATCATCAAGAGGGGCCCGATGTTGCGCAGGCCCTGGGATTCATAAAGACGGGTCGTTCCTTCGACGTTGACGCCGGTTCCGATACCCATGTGGATTTGCTTGGCACCCTTGATCTTTGCCCACTCTTGGAAGGTTTTAATCAGGCGGATGGCAATCACCCCATTACGCTTGGAGGGCTCGACGAACAGCGAGTAGTCATAGGCGATCAGGTCATTGCTGAACCATTGATCAGTTACGCCGCCAGCCATGCCGCCAACCACTTCGCCGCCAACCTCGGCAACGAAAACAACCCCCGCGCCGTTGATGAGGTCGTGGAGGAAGTTGGCCGATTTCTCTGGGCAGTAGTTCATCGAGGCGTAGTTGCTGGTCGCATGAAGGATGTTTCCCAGCTCGATCAGCCTGGGTACGTCGGAATGTTTGGCGGGCCGAATCATGGGTGCACCTCAATCGTTGAACGTGGCTTTTTTGATGACGCTCAGAAGCTGGAAGGGCAAAGGCTGATCCTGCGTGATGGTGATCGAGGCTTGGCCGCGATCCCACCCAAGGTTCTCCATGCGGTGCACGCCGGTGAACAGCTCGGGTGGCTGGTCCAGGGTGCCGGCGCCGGTAGCGCGAAAGGCAATGATCTGGCCGTTTACCTTGCAGCCAGTGGTCTCCAGGAAGCGCAGGGATATCTCCCCAATCCGCATGCTGTTGCCCTGCACGCTGCCGGTGCTGCCCTGCACTTCTGGCGTCAATGTTTTGATTTTGGTAATGAAGTTGAGGCCGATCTGCACGGCGAACGCGTTGCGGGGGATGGTGACCTGCCCGCTGGTGACCACCTGCTGCTGCATGACGATGCCGTCGGCGACGATGTCAACGGTCTTGCCTTCCAGGTGGGCAAGGCCACCCCACACCGACGCGCCTGGGCCGCTGACGGCAGATACGCCGCTATCAACCCTGATGCCGCCGGTGAAGCGCTCGATGTAGCGCACGTTCTGCCCGTTGACGGTACGACGGACAACGCACCACACCTGATCGCCGTCTGCGATGGGGATCGATGCGCAGGACTCAAAGGCGCCGTCCGTGGTCTGACGGGCCCACCCGATAACGTCCTGGTCACGGTCAACGGTCATGGTTGCCATGACGCCATCAGCCCGCACCAGGTACAGGATCGACTCAGGCTCTTGCTGGTAGGCCATATCCACAACGCCGGATTTGGTGGCGTGCTCGGAAAGGATCGACATGTCAGGCGAACCGAACGTATCTGAGTCGTACTTGTAGGCCATGGCCCTGAGCTTGCGGTTGGCTCGCTGGACAAAATACAGCTCGTTGCCAATCCGGACCGGACGCACGCGGTTGCAGCCGTAGACCGAAGGGTTCTTGGCGCGGATGTTTGTCGGGGTGATGGCCTTCTCAACGCCGCCACTGACGGTGAACTCACCGCCGTAGGTCAGCGGGATCAGGGCGTTGATCTGGCCTATGTGAAGGATGGGGTTGATCTGGTCCGAGGACAGGTTGTAGGACAGCGCATCATCGTCCTTGGTCCCCAGCTCGAAGTTCAGGTACTCGCTTGTGCGCGATTCCCAAATGGTTTGCGGATAGTTCACAGAGCCGCCCAGGGCAAGGCGCTGCTCATACAGCGTGCCGGCGCCGGGGTAGCCGTCGATATCGTTCCAGACAGATGCCTCAAGCGACCAAGCGTTGGCCGGCGATGCGACGGCGGACGTCGGCGCCGAGCGGATGATTCCCGAAACCACGGTGGTGCTGGTGTAGACGCTGATCTCCAGCAGGCCACCGTTGATCTTGACGAACTTGCCCAAGTCGTTGGATCGCCAGCCAGCGGCCCCCAGGGTCATGGTCACAACGCCGCCCACGGGCGTGGCAGCGCTCAGAGTGTTAGTGGTCTGAGGCGATCCCTTGAGCGACCACGTAGGACGTACAGCCGCGGTGAATGCGTTAAGAATTTCCACGGTTGCCACGGTCGCACTGGTCACGGCGGTAATCTTTGCAACGCCACCACCTGACCAGATTTCGCGATCAACATCCGCTGCCAGGAATGCAGACGCGGCGGAAGTGGCCGTCCGGCCGGTGCCCACCGTTGTATCGCTGAACGTGATTGAGGTGGTGAAGTCGATGCCCTTCTCATCGAATGGCTTTGTAACGAACGGCGCCGGGGCAAGGCTCCACTCCGTATCCGCGAGCCGGCGCAGGCGGTACACCGGAACCGAGGTGTTGAAGATGAACATGGTGTCCGCACCCTGCACATAGTCCACCCGATCAAGCGTGGTATGGCTGTAGGGGCTGACCAGCTCAACGCCGGTGTAGGTGCCGTCCGGGTAATAAATCCGCACGTAGAAGTCGCCGAACTCGCAGATGTACGCCTGCTGGGTGTTGAACACGTAGGGGATCAACCGGCACTTCTTATCGGCGAACTTGGCAGCGGCCACGAACAGGGTGCCGTCGCGGCGGTTGGCACCACCATGGATGACTGGCCAGGCGTTCTCGATGATCTCGGCGCCGTTCTGGTAGCGGGCCAGGTCAACGCGGCCAAGCATCCGTGGCGAAACCTCACCGGCGGTGAAGTTGGTTTGCACCAGCGTCAGGCGAGCCATTACCAGTAACTCCCGAATCGCGCGGAATACAGACGCTCATCGCCCAATGCTTGCGGTGGATCTTCCTGGCCATCGACAGCGCGAGCCCGACGCAGTGAGGTCTCCAGCTTCTGTTCCATGGTCTGCTGCATGGATGCTGATTGGGTAATTGGGTAAGCCAGCGCGGCAGCCATAGAGACCGTCATGAGCTGGACCAGGTTGGAGTCCCATGTGCTTTCCACCTCGTTACGGAAGACGTAGCGCAGTTCAAGCACTGTGGTGTTGGCCTGAATGGTTCGGCCTTCCACCAGATAATCGATCTGTTGGCCGCTCGAACCCACCTCAAGCACCCTCATGAAATCGGCAGGCAGCTCGAAGGACTGCTCATAACCGAAGGCCGGCGCAGCTGCATCAGGCGCCAGAACGATCCGCTTGATGCAGCAGTTCCAAGGATGCTGACGGATCAAATCATCGCGCACCGTGGGGTACAGGTTCGCGCACAGCTTGGCCCGGTCCAGGTTCAACTGGTCGTTGAAGTCGTTGATGGTCTGCGCGCCCAGCATGAGCAGCGCGTTGGAACAGATCGAAACACCGGTGGCCATAGTCATCCTCAACCTCCAGATAAAAAGACCGGGGCACATGGCCCCGGTAAGTTATTGCCATCCGCTGGCCACCACGAATCAGTTGCCGTCGATGTACTGCAAGCGCAGGGCAACGGTGCCGGCGCCGGTCGCAGCAGCGGTCAACGTGATTGCCACGTCGTACTGCTTGCCCGGATCAGCAGCAAGGCCCAGGGCCTGCCACAGGGGTTTTTCTACGTCCGCCAGGCCGAAGCCAGCGCCTGCGTCTGCCGCGTCCGCTTCGTGGGTCACGTCCTGGTTGATCAGTGCGGCGGTCAGGGCCTGGGCCGAGGCGAAGAAGTCAGCGTCGACAACAGCGCCGGCATTGACAGCAGCGATGTCGTACAGGCCGATATCGCCGATGGCGGTGGTGATGGCATCGCACGACAGCAACACACGGGACACGCGGTCCACGGAGTTGATGCGCATCAGCCGGTAGATCGAACCGATGGAATCGGCGGCGCCGGCCTCGATCACGCCAACGCGCTCACGAATACGGCCACCGTCGATACGCTGGGGCGACAGGGTTTGTGGGAGCGCGTCAGCGTTGGTGACGGCGGTGGATTTGGTGGTTACTACTGCCATGATTCATTGCTCCTGATCAGATGGGTGGAGGCAGCGCCTGAGCCTTACGACTCAAGGGCTGCGATTTCCACAACCTTTTCTTCTTCCACCCGCACGGAGCCGATGGACATTTTGCCGTAGATGCGCACGTTGAAGCCCTTGCCCGGATCCTCACCAACTTTGGTGGTGATATCGGCGCCCTTGCCCAGCGTCACGCCGGATTTGGCCCAGGCGTAGAGCAGGCGGGTGTTGCCGGACAGCGGGGTGCGCTCGGACGGAATCCAGGTGAAGCCCATCCACTTGCCCTCAACATCGCCGTCTTCGAGGAACTTGCCAGCCAGATAGTCAGCGCTGGTCAAGGTCGCGTCGGCGAGGATGTCGGCAGCAGCCGAGGCGCTGTAGGTGATGAACAGCTCCTCGCCGTTGTGGTTGTCGGCTTCGTTGCGGCGGAACAGCTTGCGGGCCTGGATGATCTTGGCCTTGGTCAAGCCAGTGCCGCCGACGGCGATCTTCTGCGCGGTCGGCAGGATGATGTTGCCGGTGGTGGCGCGGGAGTTGCCGCCCATGGACGCGATGATTACGTCGTCCTTGGCACGGTTGAGCGAGGACACCATCGCCTTGACGTAGTCCGAAGTCGGGTCAACCAACATGCGGATCTTGTCCTGGTCGTCGAGCATGTCGCCGTCTTCCCAGTCGAACAGGTCCACAAAGCGGGTGCTGTGTGGTTGATCGTTGATCGGGGTGTCGCCATGGCGAGTGGTGCGGCGCTTGGCAGTACGTTGGCCAAGGCGGTTGATCGACTTGGACATACCGACAATGTTCGGCTCGATGGTCACGCGAGTTTCCAGGCGCGAGGTCATCTGTTGCGCCAGGTGGCGGAAGTTGTCGCCGAACTGCTGAACAAAAGCTTCAGTGATTTGAAAGGACATTTGATGCACTCCAATGCAGATATGGGATTGCCTGCCGGTTGTCCGCATCGCGGGCCGGGATTCCTGGCGTGCATCGGCTTTGCTGCGCCTGGGGCGTTCCGGTTGTCTGCATGCCATCGCAGGCCGGCCCATTGCTGGGATGCCTGCGATGTTTGTGCATGGGGGGTGTCGGTTTCCCGACTATTTGAACGCTGGAATTAGCCCAGGCGGGATGGGGCGCGGTTGTACTTGCGGTTGTAGAGCTCATCCAGTTGGGCCTGGATTCCTGGACGCTTCGGATCGTGCGCTGGCAGGCTCTGCAATTGCTGGCGCAGCTCGGACGTTTTGACGTTGAAATCGGCCTCGTTGGCCGGGCTGCCACTGATGGCGGTGTCCTCCTTCAGCTCCTTGCCGATGTTGGCGGTGAAGGCGATGAAGTCCGGGTCGTTGCCGTACTTGCTCATGAGGGCTTGGAAGTTGCCGGGCTTACCGGCCTCACTGGCGAAGGCCTCAGCAGCGCGATAGGACGCGGTGACGTTGGTTTTCATGGCCGCTTCATCGGTCCACACAGCCTTGAGCGCAGCGGTGCAGTCCTGGGTGGAGAGTTGCACGCCGCCCTCGATCAAGCCTGGCGCCGCCTTCATGTACTCGCCGATGACGTATTGCACCTGGTCATTGGTCAGGCCCTTGGCATGGGCTCCCTTCAAGAACGACTGAGTGCCCTCATCAGCCTTGAACTCATCCCAGTTGAAGCCCTCGACGCCTTCCAACTTGACCGTGTATTCGTCCACGGACTTGGGCGGTGCATCACCGGTGCCCATGCGCTTTTCGAGGTGGGTGTACGACTCGGCCAGCTTGCGGCTGGACTGTTCCAGGTCAAGCGAGCCGTCTTCCTTGTTGACTCGATACTTCTCGGGGATGTAGTCGGTGCCGGTGTTGCCGCTGTCCAGCACAGAGCCGGTTGGAGCTGGTGCAGGTGCTGGGGTCGGACCGCCACCGCCACCGCCACCCTCGTCCGCTTCAGCCATGAAAAAGTGGCCCAAGCGGCCATGAATAAACCAGTTCATTGTTGTTCCTCTTGATCGTTGGCGTCTTCTTGAACGCCGTTGGCTCGGTTGATACGCAGTACAACGTGGTCCAGAACCTCACGGGCTCCGGCTTGCTTGTAGGTGGTGAGGATGGCGTCGATGCCGCCAACGGTGCAGGCGTTCTTGGCGAAGCGCTGAATCAGCAGCTCCAGCGCAATACGTCCTTCGTGGTGTTCCTCGAACACGCGCTTGAACAGCGCGTCGGTTTGCTCGGGCGTCATGCAGCATTCCCCTGTTGTTTGAGCGCGGCATCCGCAGCTTGCATCTGCATCATTTGCTGTTGCGCCTGTTCCTGTTGCTCCTGGGCCGCTGCGGCTCGATCCTCGCGGAGCTTGTCGCGCGCGGCTGTGCTGCGGATGACAGCGGACGGAACGCCCAAGGCTTCGCCCTTGAACCGCTGCGCCTCGTCCATGTCGATGTTGTCCATGATGTCCGACGTCGGGTCTTGGGCCTTGATCGCCACCGCACCGGCCACGAACTGGTCAATGGCGGTGACCTCTTCCAGCTTCTGGGAGCGGGCCAGCGGTGACAGGTAGCGCACGGTGAAGTTGCGACCGGCCAACGACTCAGGCGCTGCGCCCAGGATGCCGGCGCGGTAAGCGATGCCGAAGCAACGCTCAATCAGGGGTTGCAGGTACTCAGTCTGGAGCCGGCCATAGACCGGGCCCAGCAATTGACGGATCAGGTTCACCCGCACATGCACCTCAGTGGCGGTCATCGCCGGGCCGTCCTGGGCCTGGAGCTGATCCGCCATCAGGATCTTGCGGATGGAGCCTTGCAAACGGGCGATCTTCGTTTCCGCATACTGGAAGTTCGAGCCGCTTTGCAGGGGCTTCATGCTGTCCACGGAGTTCGCGACGATGATCTTGCGCGGCCCAACCTTGACGGTGCGGGGGTTGAGCACGCCGTCATCCTCGGCAATCCACATGCCAGCGATTGCCAGGTCACCGGCGGCCAGGTCCATCCTGCAGAGTTCGTTCAGGGTGCGAGCGTCCGGCAGCGCATCGAAGACTGGACCCACGGCGTACACACTGTCGGGAATCATCATCCAGCGCGGCACTACCACCGGCATTTCGTGATAGCCCGACTCGCTGACCAGCTGCTTGGCTTCCACCTCAACCTTGCATGAGGCGATCGCCATGTTCTTGGCCAGGCGAGCGCCAACCATGTGCGTGGTGCGCGGGTAGATGGCGTGGACGAACCGAACCATTTCCTGCGGCTTGTCCTTCGACAGCTTGCGCGTGGCATCGCTGACGTTCTCTTCGCCGAACTCGTTTACCGCCTGCTCTGCGGTCAACTTGTATTCGCGGTAGACGGTGTCGATCTTGCCGCCAGCCTTGGACGCCGAGGCGTACACGCTCGCGATGGGCCACAGGTCGAAGGTGAAACCGCCCTTCTCCATGTCCTGATCGATGTACAGGGCAAACCATCCAGCACACACAACGTCGATAAGCCCCTCAAAGGCGGCCGCGTCGAAGTTGGAGGCGTGGATGTTCTGCCAGAGGATGTCGGCTGAGTCATCCAGCCAGCGGCGCTCGTCCTCAGTCTCCTGGCCGACGTCCATGCCGAACCACAGGGAGTTGGCCGGGGTCAGGCCCGACATGATGCCAGACGACAGGATGCGGGCCGCGTCCGTGGTGGTCCCGTCGATCATCCTGGCCTTACGCATCTGCGCTTCCATGGCCGTGATTTGCTCGGTGCAAAAGCCGCTGCCCCGGATTGGGTAGCTGTGGTCGAAGCAATCGCGCCAGACCGACTCATGCGGCGAGCGGAGAGACTTCAGGGTGCTCAGCGTTTTGGCGATCTGGTCTGCGTTCATGCTCCGAGTGTCCTCTTCCCTTGCTCAAGGACGCTGCCGGCAGCCCCGCCGGACGACAGCAGGCTGCTTTCCTGCTTGCGCTTCTTGCGGGTGGCAGTCTCTTCGTTGGCCTTTTGCGCGGCCAGGTCGGCGGCCTTCTGTGCCTCGACCTGCGGGTCTGGCGCGGCAACGACCTTCGGCTTGCTTGGCTTACTTCCCATGGTTCTTACCCCTTCACTGATGGCTCAGGGCAGAGCCAGCCTTCGCTGGTCAACACGGCCTGTTTGATGGTTGTAGGGTCAACGGCGTTGGTTGCCTTGGGCTTTGGCTCGGCCAGCGCTTCCATGTCGCTCTTGCGCTCGGCGTCGATGACGAGGGGTTCGCCGCCGGCGTTCATGCGCTCGACCTCAGCGATGATCGATACCTTGTCGCCAACGAAGTCGCCCACGCGGGTGGCCTGAGCATCATTGGTCACGACGTGCCACCGGCCGCCGGCGCTGTGCTTGGCCACGTACAGCGGTGGCTGTGCCTGAGCGGTGTTGGATTCGTTGGCGTCCGGAGTGCCGCCAGCCGCACCGGTTATGGCTGTAGCAAGCGGTGACATGGTGGCGAGGGGTTCGCCGGGGGTCTGCGGGTTAAGGTCTGGAGCTGGCATTGTGCTGGCCTCGGGTTGGTTGTTGATCAACGAGGGCCAGCATCAAGTGGGATGGCTGTCGGGTTCCCGACTATTTGCGAGGGGTGCAGGCGGTGCTCACGTAGTCCTGAAGCGCGGTCAGGGCGAGGATGGCGTCGTCGCCGTCGTTGGCTGTGGCGACAATTCGTCCAGCAGACGCTGGGTCAAGTTCGGCTCTCGCTTCTGCATGGTCCACGCTGGCGGCGGGGCTGGCGGCTCGCACTGCTGGGCAG